TATTTTCAATAATTTTCTCAAAACTTACCCTCTCCACATCCCGCGGATGCCTATATTTGGCATCCACACTTATTTTATACGGATAAACAATATCTTCCATATAATCCGGTAAATGATCGATTAATATATCCAAAACAGCAGATATATATTGTGGTTTATCATTCAATTCAATCATTAATTCTAAAAATTGATAATGACCAAATGGGCCTTCAAAAAAATTATAACTTGGTTCATTCATTTTTACTCCAAAGTTTTTTGATAACAATAAACCAACTGTTAAAAAATTTACTTTATCATCATCTATCTTATCAATTATACCATCTTGTAACATTACAATTATATTTCTCAGACGTTCAAATTCACGTTTACAATACAACTTCATATTATTATAATATTCTTGACCTACAATTGTTAAATCAAAATATTCTTTGATATCATTATCATTTTTACAAATTTGTTCAATGATTTCAATTGGACAATTCCTATCTTTGATTTTTTGTAAAATTTCGAGGGTTAAAAAACCATTCATTTTTTTATATTAAAGAAAAAATGCTTTTAAGTAAAAAGTGATTTTTTTTAAAAGTGTATATATTAGGATATAATTATGATTATCAACATTGTCATAGATGCTAATATTGGAGCTGGTAAAACAACACTATTGAGGCTGTTACAAAGGTATTTAAAATCATCTGAAAATACTGTTTTTAACTTTTTCGAAGAAAATGTTGAGTCTTGGATGAGTGAAGGTTGGTTACAAAAATATTATTCAAATATTCCAAAATATGCTGCCTCATTCCAAACAAGAGTTTTACTATCTCATATCCAACAACGTAAAGATATTATTGAAATCAATAAGAATCAATCTCAAGATATTATCATTAATATTTGTGAAAGAAGTGCAATTACAACCGTAAATGTATTTTCGAAAATGTTAGTGGATGATGGAACAATGGATAAGATGGAGATGGATTTACACAATATGATATTGGAGATGTTTAATTATGAGAAGCCGGATTTGTTGATATTTTTGGATACAAATTATGAATTAGCTTATCAGAGATTGAGGGAAAGGAGTAGGGATGGGGAATTAAAAATTTCGATGGAATATTTGGAAAAACTTGAAAATATGTATAAACAGCAATTAACGACGTTGGCGAATAATATTATTAATGTGGATGGAAGTTTAACCGAAATTGAGATTGGAGAAAAATGTGTAGATTTAATAAAAGGTTTTGTTTAGTTTTGTAAAATAGATTATTATAAATAATATGGGAAATATATTTTGCAAAAAAGAATTTGAAAATGAATATACTGACAGTTTCTTTCATAACACCAACTCCATTCTTTCCACAACTGATTTAACTGATCAGCAAAAAATACTTTTTCGTCGTCGTTATATGAACAAATTGCATTCATTAAGAAGTTTTAAGCATAGTTATGCCATTTGGTTCTATATCCATCGTTTCCTCGCAACCACTTTAGGTGTTGCAATTCCAGCATTACTTTCTATTCAATATTATTTTAATACTAGTTCTGTCAGTAATCCAATTTATTGGTCAGCTTGGGCTTTATCAATTGCTGGCGGATTTGCGACAGGATATAATAATGTTTTTAAAGTGGATGAAAGATATTTTTTACTGAGGGCAATATATCAGAAATTAAAAAATGAAGGTTGGACTTTCCTACTACTCTGCAAAAAATATGATCAAAAAAATGAAAATCAAATAAAATTATCACACAATGTATTGTTTGTGGGATTTATGGAATCAATAGAAGATATTGTGAGTGATTATATGCGGCATGATATGGAAACAGTGATGCAGGATTCTTTAACAAGAGAGGAACATATAACGATGATACAGGAGAGAGCTGCTGGAAATCAGATGAATCCATCAGTTGAATTACCGGAAGGAGTTCCGGGATTAGCATTGCCGAATTTGCCGTAGATGGATTGTATCCAGTATTCTGCAATCCTATGAAAATTTAAGTGAATATCATTTTTATTCTCCCTTAAAAAATAATCCTTTACCATTCCAGTCTTAAAATCAATTATAAAATTTGTGATCTCCGCATATTTCATACCCAAATCTGAACTTTTTTTTCTTAAACAACAATTGAATACTAATGTTAAATTTGTTCTATCCAATTTATTTCCAGCAACAGTTGCCCTCTTGAAAACATCTTTCTCTAATAAATAATTTCCTAATGCAGGTAAATGAACACCTCCAAATATTATTTGTTCAGGGTTATAATATAATAACAATTTATTTGCCAAATTAAAAATATTTTCAATAGATTTTTCTATTTCTTTTTCAATGGAAGAATTATATTTTCGACATCTATTCCAAATACCGAATCCACAATCTTTTTCTCCAAACATTAACAAAATATAATCATAATTAAATAATTTGCATTTCTGCAAAAATGTTTCAATATATTTATAACTACTATTTGCTGATATACTGTTAATTGAAAAAACTTTGAAAAATAAATCTGATTTATTATTGCAGAAGTTAAATACTTCTGCATGACTATCTCCTATTACCAAAATATTAACCATTTCCTAAAATAACTATAATAATATTTTTATACCATTTATAAAAAAATTAATTATTACAAGAATATTCAGAATTTTTTGTCTGAACTATCCAATCACTATCCAAAAAAGAAGTTACATTGTTTTGCCAATTATTAGTTTTATTTGCATCTTTCTTATCTTTCTCACCACTTCCAAAATAATTATAAACACTATTTATCCAATCCATTTTTATTATATCTATGTATTTTTTTTAACTCATTTTTACGATATAATAATAAATCGTAAAATAATAATTTTAATAACCCTCGTACTGTAAACCCATATCCTTGTTTGTATTCGCAAACAACCAAGTGTACTCGGTCTGGCCTCTGGGTTGGTTGAAGTAACTGTTGAAGAAACTTGCAGTCAATGGTGTCTGTTCCAAATCGTAACGTTTTCCTGGTGCTTTTGGTGTTGGTGTATTCGCTGGCAAAAGACCTGCCAAATCCCATACAAATGGATACATCTGTGATGGATATGCTTTAATCCCTTTAGGTTGATCTTCTAAAGTGGGCCATTGATTATTAACTCTATTTGGATCCTGAATTGGAGAATTATTCTTACTTCTCCATACAGTATAATCTAAAATAGGAGTATCATATCCCTTTAACTGCTCATCCTTGAAATTCTCATATGCATTCAATACCAAACTTGAATTAAAAATCTCAACATAATTTATCCATATCTTCTCATAATCACACGGTACCTTAAAATCTAATCCCTTAAAATTTATCACTTCATTTCCTGTCTCAATTACTTCCGTTGGTAATGGAATAATTTGATCATTACTTGGAATACCAATAATATACCTCGGAAAATCTGGTGTTGATTCCTGAGTACAAGTCTTTATATTTGGATCACTCTTATATCGACACTCATATTTCCCATCCCCATCCTTCTTCGGCATCTCACATATCTCCAAAAATAATCTTAACTGCGTCAAATGTACCCGATCCCATACCCAACAATCAATCTGATTAATTTTCAATGGACTATTCTTATCCTGATATACCCTCCAACTCTCATATCCGGTTACCCAAAAATCCGTCTTCGGTGCCAATTTTTTAATCTCCAACAATAATGGGCGCATAATCTGATTTAAACTATCAAGATTATTATAATCTATCGTGTTTTTAGCATAATTTTCCTTCAATACCATATCATATTTTTTCTTATATTGCGAAATTGTCTGAAATAATTGAACAAAAAATGCATATGATAACTGAGTATAATTAAAATTATTTTTAGGATCAAATGCTAAAGGTTCTCCAGAAGGATCGTTCGTTATGTGAGTAAGTTGTGTGTTGTATTTTTCATAATTTGGAGGAAGAGTTGTTGGGGCTTTATAATTTTCAAAAAGTTTTTTCTTGTAAACAAATGCTAGTATTATAATAATAACAGTAAGAATTAATAAAATTTGGATATACATTACTTTAATCTTAGAAAAAAATATTATCTTTATTTTTCAAGCTTAATCCTCTTCCCACCAAAAACATTCACCATTAATAACCAACCCTTTAATCATCACTATCTTCTGCGATTTCCTATTCCAATCAATTATTTTACCATCCTCAAATTTTCCATTTGTGTGTTCATCAAGTAAATTTTTCCTCATATCCCTCCAAACCTCTGGTACCATATCATTCTTAAAACGATCAGTAAAAATTTTTAAATGTTCTACTTGCTCCTCTGGAGTTAATTGTCTCCATGTTTTCTTCTTCTCTTCGACATGTTCCGCCAAATCATTCTGACCTAATTTTTCCCATAACTGTTCTAAAGGATAATAAGTATTCGAACCTCTTGCCTGTAAATTTTGTGTCGAACCTTCTTCCTCTTCTGGGGCATCACCCTTACGACGTAATCTCATATATTTCAACTTTCGTAACTTCGCCTGCAATATATTCACCTGCATCGACCCCCTATCAGACATCGGCCTAACAGACTCCAATATTTCCTCATGAATAAATGTTGGATGTTCCCTAATGTTCCTCAACAAATAATGACCTCTTAATTGATGAAAAATATTATCTTGATTTTGTAAATATGTCTCTGGATCTTGTATTGTTTTCATTTCAATTGTTATAACGTCTTACTTTTAAATTATAATTTTTCAATTTTTATGGATAAGAAAGTCGTAATGACTGCCGAGGGAAAGGGTGCGAAGGAGTAAATTAAATTCTGGCACTCCTTTTCTTAAACACCTAATTGTCTCCACCCTGTTCAATAAAATATTCTGACGATTTTTAGCAGTTATTGTCGGATTATCTCTATATTTTTTAATTCGGTTATCATAAATTTGGGTAATAAAAACGTTAATATTGATATTAAAAAGGTGAGCAAATATGATTATTTCAAGAGTGCCTCCCCATCGATCCGCCACTTTCTCCTTTTTCTCATATTCTTTCCCAAATTCATCAATTTCAATCTTCTTTCTAAAATCCTCATCACCAGCAAATATTTCATATAAATTCAAATATTCCTCCATCGAATGTCCATGCACCGCCAATACCAAATCCCTTATTAATAATTTTTCTCCTGTTGCATCCATTAAAATACTATTCACATCCATATCCGCATTTCGCCCAATATAATTCAATATAATTTTCTGCAGTCCTCTCGCTATTTCTTCTTCCAATTCATCCTCCAAACAATCATTATCTTGGTTAATAAAACATTCAATAATATCATTATCAAAATCCTTCAAAAAATCAGCATATTCATCATTAAAATATCCTGATTCTAAAAACTTCAGTTTTAAATTTCCAATATTTTTATCTGAATTTAAATAAAGAGCATTACTTAAAGAACGAAATAAACAAGCTCCATCCGGTTTAACTTCATATAAAATAAAATCATTCAAACTAATTAATTCCATTATTAAACTCTATAACTAATAATACTATTTTAATTCACTTTTTCTATGAAAACAAAAAACCTTCGCCATTATTTATAGGCACCCCCGGCGCAACATCCGTCCTACAAACCGGACACTTATTACTATTATTTCTCAACCAATACACTATCGCACTCTCCTTAAAAGCATGTCGGCAAGGTAATACTAATACATTTGTTGTAGGTGTAAATTCTTCCAAAGTTATAGTACATTGTGTGCAATCAGGTAAAATTCTATTTCTTAAATTTTGATATTCTCCCCTTGGCAAAGCATTAACTTCCGATTCAGTTAATATATTTCTTACCGAAGATGGATCTAATAATTGAGTAAAACTTTGTAATAACTCAGAATAATTACCAAGATAAGATGATGTCAATGGTGTCTCAAAATTGTAAACATATGTCCTTAACGGGGAATCTCCAGTACCATATATATTCATTAATTGAGATAAGGCTGAGGTAAATGGTTGATTATTTTGTGGAGTTCTTTGGCTATTTTGCTGTCTAGGTTCTTCCGTGGTCCTGGCATCAGTCTGTCTAGATTGTTCAAAAATATTTCTGGCAGCCTCATTTACAGTTGTTCTTTGTCTTCTCAATATTGGACGCTGTTGCTCAGAATTAGAACTATAATAATTATTGATGGAAACTGATGGACGGAAAAAATAATTTGAAAAATTATGATTCGGAAAATTAGGAATAAATTCCTCTCGAAAAAAATTAATATAATTATTCTTAAACTCACTTATCAAATTACTATTCCTCAATGAACCTTCCAACAATTCTATTTCAAAATTAGATTCTATACCTTCTTCATACTCCTCAAAAAACTGTTCAATCGTCCTTGTAAATCCATTCTCATCTGATTCTCCAAAATATACATATGCATCTACAAAAAAATATTTTATACCAGCAACCTGCTCAATTTTCAAATCAAATATATCAAGAGCTCTACGTATAAACTCACCAAGTCTGGTCTGATCATTTACCGTAACTTGCCTTATTTGCCTCTGAAAAGAGACTTGTAAATCATGTTTTGACATTATTTTTTAAATATAATAAGATTCTTTTAATATAAAAATTCTTTTTTAAATTATGGATAAGAATGCCAAGCATAAAAAGAGTCAATCAAAAAAAATAAAAAAAACAATTCCAAAATCAAAACCAACTACAACAATTAAAAAAAAGATTACAAAGCCTGAGCCACAGAAAAAAACATTAAAAAAGACAATCGAAAATGATTCTCAAGGACATTTAGGTTTATTTTCGATGCCAGAAAAATTAGTTGTAATTGGAGATGTGCATGCTGATTATGAAGCATTGACTCAAACAATGGAGAAAGCAGGATTAATTAATTCTAATTTAGATTGGACGGGAAGAAAAACTACAGTAATTATTATTGGTGATCTTGTGGATGGAAAATCAAGGGTTGGAAATTGGGATGAAAGTAGTGATCTAAAAGTTATACAATTTATCAACAATCTTGAAATTAAAGCCAAGGAGAAAGAAGGAAGAATCATCATTCTACTAGGTAATCATGAATTTATGAATATGAATGGTAATTTTAATTATAGTGGTAATAGTGCGACAAAAGAGTTTGGAGGAGAACAAAGTAGAATAAATTATTTTAAAAATGAATTTAAGAATTTTGCAAAAAAATGTTTTTTGGCGGTGCAATTTGGTGATTGGGTATTTTGTCATGCGGGTATTCCAGTGGAAATATCTAATATTTTCAAAATAACGGATCTTAATGGTTTATTGGATAGATATTTGAATGGAAGAATGAATGCGACAGAATATGGAAAATTTAATACTATAATTTCTGGAAAAAGTGGAATTTTAACAAACCGTGAATTTGGTATGGATGAAATACACGAACATCGACTAAAAAAAACCCTTGATAATTTAAATGCTAATTACATGGTAGTCGGACATACCGTACAAAGAAAATTAAATTCAGTTGGTGATGGAAGATTATGGAGAGTTGATAC